CCCCTCTACCTCCCCTCAGTCAAGCTGCCTCCCCGCTCGCGCCGGGGGCAGGCCACACGGTCACGGTCCCAGACTGCCAATAGAGGATTAGGGAGGAGTCGGCGAAAGATCGGCCCAACCAGGCATTCCGCTGCCCCCCGCGCGAGCGGGGAGGCAGCTTGACTGAGGGGAGGTAGAGGGGGGTACAGCCAGCGCCAAATACTAGGGGTCCCCATTTGGCAGCCTGGGTCATTTGCTGCGCAAATGCCCGAAAAAGAGCACCCCCGGCCGCGCCACACGGAACACGGCTCCGGATGCGTCACCCTGCCAGGGCGTGCGACCTCCTGCCACATTGACTTGGCACGGCTGGCACACTATCTTGCAACTCAGGACAGGAGAACCCAATGAGCGAACCGACGACCCAGCGCCGAGCCGGCGCGGCTCCACGCGAGCCCCGGCCCGCGCCAACAAGGCTCCAGACGGTGTGGCTTGAAGACGTGAAGAAGCGGCCGATTGAGTGGCTCTGGAAGCCGTTCATCCAGACCCGCGCGATTAACCTCCTCACCGGCGACCCCGGCTCGGGGAAGTCCACCATCGTCTGCGACATCGCCGCTGCGCTTAGCCGGGGCCGCGCGTTGCCCGGCGACCCGCCCGGCCTCCAGCGCCCGCCGATGAACACCTGGATCATGAACGGCGAGGACGCGATGGACGACACGATTGCCTGGCGGCTCGACAACCAGGGCGCCGACCCCAAGCGCGTCCTGATTACCGACCAGGCACAGGCTATCGACCTCAGCCTCGCCCAGGAGATCGGGAGAACCATCGAGAGGTGCGAGGTTCGCCTCCTAGTTGTGGACCCACTGCAGTCCTGGATGGGGTCTGAGGTCGATATGAACCGCGCCAATGAGACCAGGGAGTGGGCCAGCCTGCTCAGGCACGTCGCGCTCCGCACAGGTTGCGCGATTGTCTTCGTCCGCCACCGCCGAAAAGGGGCCCCGGGGGACAATAAGCTCTATTCGGGCCTCGGCTCAGTCGACATCACGGGCTTCGCCCGCGTGGAAACAGGCGCAATCGTCGGGACGAACGGCCAAAGACACATCCAGAGGATCAAGGGCTCAGTCGGGCCGACCGGAAAAGCGCTCAAGTACGACATTTTGCCCTCCGGAGAGGAGGGAAATGACCACGGAGTGCTCAAATGGGGCGCCGAGTTCGTCGAGGAGACCTCGATTAAGGTCAATCGGACCCCGAAAGCGCTCAAAAAGGCGACTGATTGGCTCCAGGACGCCCTGAAGGAGGGGCCGATGAGGGCCCAGGAGCTGATCCAGCGCGCCAGAGCGGCCGGACTGAGCGAGCGGACCCTCGCCAGGGCCAAACTAGGGGTCGCCGAGAGCATCCAGCTCCGCTCGGGCGAGTGGATCTGGCGCCTCCTAGCGCCTCTGGAGGCTCCAGATGGCGTCGAATGAGCTAACGCTGAGGGTCGAGCCCCCGGTCCCGGTGTCCCAGAACCAAGTCTACCTCGTCTGTGAGGCCGTCTGCTACGGCGCCTCCCTTGAGGAGGCCTGCCAGAGGCCCGGCTTCCCCTCCCGGGAGGTCTTCCTCGGCTGGCTGATGCGTGACCCGACCGTCGCGATGATCTACCAGAAGGCCCGAGAGGTCTCCGCGTACTCCCTGGAGGACGAGGCCCTCGCGCTCCTGCGCGAGCGGGTCAAGACCCCGAAGTCGGCCCTCGACCTGCGCGCGGCTGAGGCGCTCGTGCAGCAGATCAGGTGGGCCGCCTCCAAGCGGAACCCCCAGGTCTTCTCCGAGAAGTCGGCGGTCAACGTCACCGTCCCGATCCAGATCAACACCACGCTCGACCTGGGCACGAGCCCGGGTCAGGGCACCGCCGAGTTCCCCAACATCTACGCGCTGGAGGCGCAGGTCACCCAGGAGGTCGAGACTCCGCGGGACCCAGATACGCCGATCCTTGAGGGCGGCGAGCTGAAGGTGCGGAAGCGCAAGCGCGAGTATGTCGGGAAGAACACCGGCGCCAGGAAGCGCCAGCTCAAGGCGCTCCCGCCCGACGAGTACGCCGAGAAGAAGCGGAAGGCCTCCGAGGTCGCCCAGAAGCGCGCCGACGTTATGCGCATGAGGGTGGCGGCCCGGAAGGCTCTGGAGGCGGCCGGTGCATAAGACGAACTTCAACCCGAACCCGGTCCAGCGCAACTTCATCGAGAGCCGCGCCAAGGCGGACCTCTTCAGCTCGCGCATGGGCGAGGGGAAGTCGACCGCGCTCGCCTGGGCCACCCTGCTCCACACCCGGCACAACCCCGGCGCGCGCTGGGCGCTGATCCGAGACACCTTCGAGAACATCGTCGGGACCACGCAGAAGACCTTCTTCGAGTGGTTCCCGCCCGGCATCTACGGGGAGTACGTCAGCAGCCGGAAGACCTTCACCTGGGCGCCGGGCATCGCCCAGGGCGAGGTGATCTTCATGGGGATGGACGATCAGGTCGACGCGAGCAAGCTGATGTCGCGAGAGTTCGCCGGCTTCGGCATCGATGAGCCGGCGCCCGCTGTCGGCTCAGCCGGCGTGGACGAGATGATCTTCGACATTGCGATGAGCCGCCTCCGCCAAGGCAACATGAACTGGTACGGCGCCAAGCTAGCGGAGAACAACCCTGATGAAGCACACTGGACCTATCGGCGTTTCGTCAACCCCGGCATGGAGGGCTTCAAGACTTGGCAGCCCCAAATCCCCGAGAACTCTGCACACCTACCGGCTAGCTACTATGCCGAGCTGCGCAAGATGTGGGGACATCGTCCGGACCTCATTCGGCGTTTCGTCGAAGGCGAGTTTGGCTTTCAGCAAATCGGCAAGCCCGTTACGCCGCAGTGGTCGGATAAGCTACATCTCTCCCTCGGCCTCACTCCTCTACCTCGGATGGACGTGTTCGCGCTGTGGGACTTCGGCCATAACCCCACTTGCATCCTCACGCAGCGAACGCCGCTTGGCCACTGGAACATCCTCGACTGTATGGTCGGTGATGGGATCGGCGTGGAGGAGCTGGTTGAGAACTGGGTTCTGCCTCTGTGGGTGGACCGCTATCGTCGTCTGGCGTGTCCTCTACGGCACATCGGGGACCCAGCTGGACGGACTCCTGAGCAGACTAGCACGGCTCGGACGGCGGTTAGGGCTCTTAGAACGCGACTTGGGGGAACCTGGCGCGACGGCCCGGTCAAGCTCTGGGAGCGGATCAATCCCCTCCAGATCGCCCTGACGCGGACGGTCGGCGGCAAGGGCATGGTCCAGGTGGACCGAGAGAGGGCGGCCCAGGTCTGGCACGCGCTGCGCGGCGGCTATTACTTCCACGTGAGCCGGGGCGGCATCACCGGCGGCGACCCAGTGAAGAACATGCACAGCCACCCGGGCGACGCCATGGGCTACGGCGCGGCGATCCTCTTCCCGGTCGGCCGCATGGGCTCCCGGCCCCAGGCCCCTCTTGCCAACCAAGCCTCGGCGGAGTACTTTGTACCTCCGGCGTCCACGCGGCCCGAGGATGTCCTCTTCCGTATCGGGAAGAAGGTCCCGGCGCTCTGGACGCCGCCCAAAGATGGCGCCCCGCTAGAGCCGGGCCAATAGGAGTCCTCAATGGCAGTCCGCGCAGCCAAGTATGAAATCCTCAACGGCATCCAGCTGAAGGTCACCTGGGAAGGCCTGGAGGAGAACGGCGGCACCCGTGACAGCGGCGCGCCCGTTAGCGTCAACCGCCCGGTCGAGGGCCTCATCGCGCAGGCGGTGGGCAACTTCGACACCAGCGTCACCGTCCAGATGCAGGGCAGCAACGACGGGAGCAACTGGTTCTCCATCGGCGCCGGCACCCTAGCGGCCGCTACGCCCTCTCGGACAATCGACGAGAGGCCCCTCTTCATCCGACCCCTGATCGCTGCGGACGGCGCTGCTGACGCCAGCGACGTGGACGTAATCATGGTCGGCGCAATCTACAGGTAAGGACTCCCAATGGCCGACAACATCGACGTCACTGAAGGCTCGGGCCGCACTGTCGCGACCGACGAGATCGGCGGCATTAGCTGGCAGCGCGTCAAGATCGGCCTGGGGGCTGATGGGACCGCCGTCGACTGGGTCGGCGGCGCCGGCGCGGTGAGCACCGCGGTCGCGCGCGTCACCCTCGGCTCGGATGACCCCGCAGTTGCCTCCCTCGCGATCCTCGACGACTGGGACGAGTCTGACCGTGCTAAGGTCAACCTGATCGTGGGCCAAGCCGGGATCGCGGCTGGCGCCGGAGTGACCGGCGTCACCGTCCCCCGCGTCATTGAGGCGAGTGACTCGCCGCTGAGCAAGCCGGTGAGCGGCCACTTTGAGCGTGTCGCGGCGTCCCAGACCAACCAAGTGCTCGGCGCCACCGGCGCGCTCGGCGACTACATCGCGAGGGTGCTGATCGTCCCCGCCACCACGGCGACCGGGCAGGTGCTCCTGATCGATAGCGCGACCTCTTACACCCTCTACACCGGCGCGACCTGGACGGCCGACTTGAAGCCGCTCGTGGTCGAGCTGGGCATGTACTCAGTCGAGGGGTCCTGGCGCATCACGACGGGCGCGAACCTGAGCGTCATCGCAATCGGCCGCTTCACCTAAGAGGGCCTCATGGCTGACAAGATGCTCCAGGGGCCCACCGAGGACAACTCCCTGAAGATCGTCCCTGTCCTCCAAGGCTACCTCCAGGAGGCCAAGGCGGCGCGTGAGGGCGGACCCTCGCAAAGGGACGCCAAGTGGGCCGAGAACCTCGACCTCTACTGGAACCGCTACGACCACTCCAAGAAGGCGAGCTGGCAGGCGAAGGAAAACCTGCCGGAAGTGCCCGCTTTCGTGGACCGCTTCGCCGCGGCGCTGAAGGAGGCGCTCGTCTCCTCGCCGACCGCGTTCTACTCCGTCGAGGACCCCGCCGATGCCGAGGGCGATATGACCCAGGCGATCAAGCGGATGACGGACGTCTGGCTCTCCATGGTCGGCCGCAACCAAACGGGCACCTGTTTGGGCTTCCCGGCCGTGTTCGAGGAGCAGATGAAGTTGGGCGCGCTGATGGCGTGCTCAAGCGTGACGACCTGGAAGGACGATATGCGCTATGGGCGCGTCGCCATCGAGACGGTCGATCCGCGCCAAGTCTACCTCGACCCGACCTATCGCAACCTGTACCGCATTCGGCGGGTTGAGCTGGACAAGCACACCCTGCGCGACATGGCGACCCGGAAGGACAAGAAGGGCGCCCCGATCTTCAACATCCAGGCCATCGAGCAGATGGTCTCCCACATCGAGCAGCAGTCGCAGTCCGATAAGGAGGCGCTCACCGGCCACGGCCAGCAGATGGTTTCGACCCGTCAGCCGATCCTGATGGACGAGTACATCGCGACGGTCGTGGACAACTCGGGCAATGTGATCGCCGAGGAGGCCCTGATGGTGGTCGGGAACGAGCAGTTCCTGATCCGCGGCCCCGAGCCGAACCCCTACTGGCACAAAAAGGACTGGATGACCTTCGCGCCACTGGTGACCGTTCCGCTCAGCGTCTACGGCCGCTCGTACATGGAGGACTTCGGGGGCGTCTCGCGCACTTTCAACGCGATGACCAACCTGCTGCTGGACGCCGTGCTCATGTCCAGCATGAAAGCCTATGCCTGTGTGCCGAGCATGCTCATTGACCCGGGCCAGCTCGCCGGTGGCATCACCGCGAACAAGCTCTTTCTCCTTGAGGATGGGGCGAGCGCCGAGCAGTTCCTGAACGCCGTGGACCTCGGCGCGCTGAAACCCGAGGCTTTCCAGCTCTGGACCTCGCTGAAGGCCGAGCTGACCGAGGCGGCGGGCCAGAATGAGATCAGCCTGGGCGGCTTCGCGCCCAAGGGCCGCACGAGCGCCACTGAGATCAACCAGACCCAGGAGTCCGGGAGCGCGATCATCCGCTCGGTCGCGCAGACTATCGAGACGCGCTGGCTGGACCCGACGCTGGACCTCGTCTGGCAGACCGGCCTCCAGCACATGAGCCCGCAGGACCCCATGCTGAGGGCCGCTGCGGGCGAGGACTTCTTCAACACGATCCTCCAGCGCCGGCGCGAGTTCGCCAGCCGGGGCGTCACGTTCCAGGCGCACGGCATTTCGAGCCTGATCCAGAAGAACAGGATGCTGAAGTCCCTGCTCCAGCTCATGGCGTTCATGAGCCAGAGCCCGGAGCTGCTCGCCGCGTTCATGCAGCAGGTGGACATGCAGAAGTTCCTGAAGCTCCTCTTCCGCCTATCTGACGTTGACATCACCAAGCTGACCATGACGGAGCGTGAGAAGCAGATGAAGCAGCTGGTGGACGCCTTTGCCCAGGCCCAAGCGAACCAGGGAGGGGCCCCGGCCCCCGGTCAAGCCCCTCCCGAGGCGCTTCCAGGCGCGGCGCAGGACATGACGCAGATCACCCAGGCCCTGGGGGTCGGCCGATGAGCGCGGACCTAGCGAAGGTTAAGCAGATTGAGACCCTCGCGCTCACGTTGCCGATCATCCAGGAGGAGGTTGAGCGGCTGAAGCGCGCCGTGGTGTCCAGGGTACGGACGGAAATGCGGGACGGGAGCCTCACGCCGGAGGCTTCCCTGGCGTTCTGGTGCGAATACCTCGCCGCGGAGAGCCTCCTGAGGGCCTTCGAACAGCGGCTCAAGGTGGCCCAGGGCGTCGGCGCTCAGAATGCGGCGCTATTGACAGGGGATGGGGTCCTCAGGTAGTCTCCGGGGGTGCGGCTAATGCGCGCACCCAAAGACGGAGAGGACCCAGATGGCTAAGGCGACGACTAAGCGCAGGAGTGCGCCCCAGCAGACGGCGGACGACGACATCTTCGCCCATTTCGAGGCCCACGGGCGCTCGATCCCCTACACCCCCACAGAACCCCAGGCCGACCCCAAGAAGGACACAGGCCAGGAGGCGCTCCTCGCGCAGATCGCGGCGCTTCAGACCCAGGTCTCCGACCTGACCCAGCGCTCGATGATGCAGCAGCCAGCTGCGCGCCAAGAGCAGACCCCGAGCTACGTGGACCCCAGGACCATCAAGGTCAGCCACGAGGGCCTGCCCGACCCCCTCGACAATAAGGACGCCTATAATCAGGAGCTGACGCTCCGGATCAACGCGGCGCTTGAGGCAAGGGACCACGCGCTGCGACAAGATGTCGCAGGGCAGAGCACGACCCAGGCGACGGGTGAGCGCCTGTGGAACGACTTCATCGGCAAGTACGGCGATTGGGAGCAGCACGAGGACCTCGTCGGCCTGATGGTCGAGAAGGTGCTCAACGACGCGAAAGCGCGCGGCATCGACACCCAGCGCTACATGCTGCAAAACACCCAGCTATTCTTCCAGGATGTGGACAAGGCCCTTCGGGACCGCTTCGGTAAGCTCGTCGAAAGCGACGAGGACGAGGGCGAGACCGAGGCTGCTCTGCGTCCGGATGGCTCTGATGACGCTGGCCGAACGGGCGGGATGTTCGGCGGGCTGGAGACTGGCGGACGGCCGACAAGCACAAAGCAAACCCAAGGGCCGGATATGATCGCAGACCTCCACGCTATCCAGCGCAAGATGGGCCTCTTCTAATCGGGCGAGGCTTTCCTCCTTTCCCCTCGCCTGGGGGTCCTGCGGTTCCCCGTCGCCGCGGGACCCCACCTTAACCTCGGGAGTCAGACAATGAAGCGCTTCCTTCTGACAGCCTACTTGGCGATCTCCTTCCTCCTGATCGGGGCGATTACCGCTCTGCATGCGGAGGAGGTCCTCATCTTCCCCCAGGTCATCATGTCCGAGGGGACGATTTGCGACACCCCTGAGCAGGTCGCGCAGCTGCTCCAGAACGCCGATGAGGGTAAGTTCGAGGTGGTGGAGGGCTGCGGAAACCTGATGGTCCCCGTACCCGTCAGCGTACACCGTGTCGGCTGGTACGAGCGCGAGTATACCCGGGTGCCCCTGTTGAAGGCCACCCATTTGATCTCCGGCGAGGTCCAGTACGTCGCCGGGCAGGAAGAGAAGCGAGAGGGCCCCCAGGGCACTTGACAAGGCACCCTCCCTGGTGCGAGAGTCGCACCACAGTGGCGGGAGACCACAACTAGGAGTTCGAGATGAGCTGGCAGTTTGATGCGCCGACCGGCACCTACCGGAACCACGCGCTGAGCACCGATATCCGCCGTGAGGCCATCGCCGACACGCAGTTCATGAAGTTCATGCGTGCTGAGCCCGGCTACGGCAAAAAGAAGGGTGAGTCGGTCACGATCACCCGCATCATGAAGCTCCCGCTGGCTACCCGCGTGAGCGAGACCGAGCGTCTGCCTTCGGGCCGCCCGGCGATTGAGACCAAGACGGTCTCTGTCAGCCAGTGGGGCTACAAGGTGCCGGTCACCGAGTTCGAGACGCACCTCACCCACTTCAATCTGATGGACCCGATCCAGAGCGCCCTGCGCGATCAGATCACCCTGACGATGGACGTGATGTGCGCGACCGCGCTGAAGCTGACCCCGTTGAAGTACACCCCGCTGAGCACCGGCGGTGAGTTCGTCACGGACGGCTCCGCGGACTCCCTGTCCGACCGCAACCTGGAGGTCCAGGACCTTCGGCGCATCCACGACCGCCTCCACGGCGACCTGAAGTGCCCGAAGTTCAAGAGCGGCAAGTACATCGGCATCCTGAGCACCCGCGCCGCGCGCGGTCTCAAGAATGACCCGGAGTACAAGGACTGGCTGGCCCCGTCGACCAGCGACCCGCTCATCAGCGGCAAGCTCAAGGACATCGAGGGCTTCACCCTCTACGAGACCAACCACACCGACGCTCTTGAGGACCTGATCGGCAACTCGCTCACCACGGGCGAGGCGATCTTCTTCGGTGCGGACGCTGGTGGCCTTGTGAAGATCATGGACCCGGAAATCCGCACGGGCATGCCCGAGGAGCTGGGCACCTTCCGCGAAGTGGGTTGGGTCGGCACCATCGAGGCCTTCCTCGTCTGGGAGCGCCCGACGATGGCCCGCGTCGTCCATCTGGCCTCGACCTAATAGGAGCACGCAATGAGCCACGACTTACTCCAAAAGCGCCGGGTACTGCTGGCGGCCGATACTCCCAATGTGGACTCGGCCGGCGCAGTGGGCGAGTTCATCTTCGGCGGCCCGGTACTGGTCGTGAGGGTGGGCCTGATTACCACGACCGCAATCGTGGTCGACAACTCGACCGCCTTCACCTTCGCCCTGTCTCGCCGTCCCACGGTCGGCTCGACCGCTGGCGCAGTAGGCCTGGGCACCTTCCTGGCTTCGGCCGCGGGTGTGGACAAGGCAGCTGGCACGGTGATGTTCAAGGACCTCTACATCGAGGACAACGATGGTGAGGAGGCTGAGGACGGCACGACCCGTCACGAGGCCCCGAACTCAAACCTGACCGCGTCGGAGACGGGCTTCAGCCCCTACGTGATCCGGCCGGGCGAGAGCTTCGCGATGACCCTGGACACCAACGCAGAAGCGGACAGCGGCGCGGCCATCGGCTTCGTCGAGGTTATCGACCTGCCGTGGAACGGACCGTTCGTCGATCAGGCCACCATCTTCGAAGATGTGTCTGACCAAGACTAAGTGAGGGGGCCTCTGGCCCCTTCCCTTCAGGAGACTAAGATGAGCCTCTACGGCGCATTCGATAAGACCAAGCATCTCGACGAGCTGGACTCTCCGCTGGTAACGGCGGAGGGGGTCCTGACGCCGACCGCCCGCAGGGCGCGCATGCTTGGTAACCTGTCAGGGGCCGCGATGACCGCGGCTCAGCTGGCTGCACTCGCTGGGGTGACCCCTGGCACCGTCACCGCATCCAAAGCCCTGGTCGTGGATAGCGCTGGCGTGCTGGACAACCTCGGCCTCACCCTGCTGCGCGCGCCGGCTGCCTCTATCGGCACGCCCGGCACCAACGTCACCGCCGTCGAGCACGGCGATGGCGTGTTCCACTACACCGTCCTGACCTGCACCGCCTTCGCGGTGGGCACCGGCGACGACGATGTGGACAAGGCTATCGGCGCGGTTGTCTACACCCTGCCCGCAGGCGCGTATGCGTTCCTGGGCGGCTCGGTGGAGGGCATCTTCGATCAGGCCAGCCACGGCATCTCGACCGATGGTGAGGTCGGCCTCGGCACTGTCGTCGCCTCGGGCGCCGTCAGCATCCTCTCCGGCACGCCCACGTTCGAGAACATCATGAACGGTGTGCCGTACACCAACATCACCTTCGGCACCACGCGCTTCACCGGCGCGGCTCAGCCGACCGCCCCCGAGCTGACCACTGTAGCCACGGGCGCATCGCCCCGCACGGTGTTCCTCAACCTTGCGGCGGACTGGCCGAACATCGCCGCAGCGGAAGCTGTGACCTTCACTGGCACCGTGACGGTCAGGTGGATGAAGATCGCGTAAGAAAAGGAGACGGGACTCCATGGCTGAGAGAAAGATCGACTACGACAAGGGCGTCATCATCCGCACGGCGGCAAACTTTGGGATGGACGTCTTCATGTACCGGCAGAACCCGGGCGTCTACTACAACGCCCACGGGGACAAGGTCGGCGAAGGCATCGCCAAGATGGCGGGCTTCGACGTGGATAAGTACAGCAAGCTAAGGCGGCGCAAGCTCGCCGTAGCGGCCGCAACCAGCGCGGCCGATGCCGAACTGCTGGCTTCCGAGGCTGTCGACCAGTCGGTCGTGGTCCGGGAGAAGGATGGGTACAAGATCATCGCGCTCGGCTCCGGCCGGCATTTGGTCAAGGACCCGGAAGGCAATGTACTCACCCAGGGCGTCGTCCTCACTTTGCAGATGGCCGAGAAGGTCCTCGACGAGGTTATCTCGGCAATGGTCCCGGAGATGGAGGCCCCAGTGGCCAAGGTCGCGGAGAGCCCTGCTGCACTGGGAGTCCGAGCTGGAGCAGGACGAATGGGAGCTACCCCCCTTCGGACCGGCTAAGGAGGGTGAATGGCCACTTTCCTAGAGCTGATGACTGAGGTCCGTGGGAACATCATCGACCTTCCCACCTTCGTCACGAACAACGTCCCGTCCTACGTCAATCGGGCGATCCGTGAGCTTCAGAACAAGCACAACTTCAAGGTGATGGAAGCCGACAGCGGCGTGCTGACTACGGCCCCCGACACGCGCGTGCTGTCCGCGGTCCCTGACAACTTCAAAGAATACCGCGGGACGCCTTATGTGATTAACGTCCAGGGCGACACGCGCGAGCTGATCGTCGGCATCTCACGCGAGACGGCTGAGCACGATGTGACCACCGACGCCGGTGGCGAGGCCGACCCGGAGATGGTCATCGGGCCGCCGCGCATCATCCTCCAGAGCGAGATGACTGAGCAGGGCGCCTCTAACTGGGAGGTCTGGCCGCTCAGCGACGCGCTCAGCCTCTACGCGGATGGGGAGTACCGCATCCGGGTGCCCTACTGGAAGTACCTGGCCGAACTCTCGGGTAGCACCGACACGAACTGGTTCACCGTCAACGGGCCGGAGTGGATCATCCGGACGGCGACGGCTATGGGCTTCGCGGCCGACCACAATCTGGACAGCTCGGCCTACTGGACGCAGCTGGCCGCCGCCAAGTATCAGGAGGTCGTCAACCTGGACAAGCGCTACAGGCTCTCCGGGGTCCAGAACCTCGTGCCCCACGGCGATGTCTGGGGCAACAAGCACGTGAACACCCGGGCCTTCTGGAGCCGTTGATTTCCCAAGGCTGGAGTGCTAAGCTGGGGCCCCACCATCTGAGGGCCCTTTTCCATGGCTAGTCCGCCGTTCAACCCCGCTGAGACGCTACCGGGCGACACCGACGTTGTCCTCCAGTTCCCGGCCGTCGAGCGCGCCTTCCGCGACATCATCGAGAGCTGGCTATTGTTCGAGCACGGAAGGTCAGGGCACCACGCCTTCCCCGTGATCTCCACAGGCGCCCGGGACTCCGACACGACCTGGGAGGCCGGCTCGCTGATCTACAACTCCACGCTGGGCAAGCTCCAGGTGACCAGCTCGATTGACCCCGACGTGTGGGTCTCGGTCGGGCCTGAGTTCCCCTCCGGCACCCGCATGCCCTTCCAGCAGACCACGCCGCCCACCGGCTGGACCAAGGAAAGCGCCGCCGCCTATAACGACGCGGTGATGGGCCTCACGACCGGCTCGGTCGGGACGGCCGGCACCACCGCCATCGGCTCTGTCTTCGCGGCGCGCACGATCACCCAGGCCAACCTGCCCGACATCAACCTGACGGCCGAGGGCCCCACGCTCGGCATCTCCTACCGGACGGACAACCGCGGCGACCCGGGCGGCACCGACGTGATGATGGAGCTGGCGCTCGGCACCGGCTTCGCCCATGACATCGACCTCACGCACACGCACGTCGTGCCCCTCGGCGGCGACGGGGAGGCCATGGACTTCGACGTGAAGCGCGCCTCATTCACCATCGGGACGAAGGTGTAACCATGCAGATGGAGGTCATGAAGCCCCGAGGCCCCGCGGGCGTCACCTGCCCCCTGGTCAAGAAGGAGTGCTCGGCGGCGTGCCAGACCTGCATGTTCTGGATCGGGATGCCGATGGAGAAAGGCACCGAGTGGAACTGCGCGGTCAACTGGGCGGCGCTCAGCGGCCCCATCCTGACCCGGCGCCTGCACGCGATCCACGACGCGACGATTGAGCAGCGGAACGACTTCGGCGGCTTCCGGGACTCGATTATGAAGCTCATCGGGGTCCTCGGCCGCGTGATGATCCCTTCGCGGCGCCAAGAGCCGATCCAGCTGGAGAGTTCTGACGATGGCGCGCAAAAGCTCATCGGTCCTTAATCCGAACCTCGGCCTCTATTACGGCCTGGACCCCCTGATGACCCCCGCGCGGGGCCTCCAGGACGGGCGCCAGTTCCGTGTGCGCCAAGGCAAGATCACGAACGCGAACCTCGGCTGGCAGCTCCACAGCCAGATCGACTTCGAAAACCCGATCATGCTGATCGAGAAGTTCATCCTGCGCTCGGGCCTCCAGCGCCAGATCATCGCCACGACCAGGGACATCTTCATCTACGACCAGGAGACCGACACGGCGGACTACCTGAACCCCATTTGGAGCCGCGGCCTCGTTGACGTGAGCGCGGGCAACCCCGCGGTCGTCACGGCGCAGCCCCAGGGACCCCTGCCGCTGCTCCTGACCGGGCCCCCGACCGCGTTTGAGACGGCCGACATTCAGCCGGGCGACGAGATCGCCTTCGGCGACGACGATGAGCACGACGTGGACGCGGTCTGGTACGAGATCGCGACCGTGGACTCCCAGGGACAGCTAACGCTGACTGGGCCCGTGACTGGCGCCCCGCTCAACAACGTGGAGTACACGATCAGGCGGCGCCTGACCGGCACCACGGCGAACGCCTTTGACAGCGCCGTCTTCGTCGGGCCCGATGATGGGGCTGGCGGCGTCGGCGATGACCTCTTCTTCCTGACCAACGGCGTCGACTACGTGATGACGTGGAACGGGACGGACGACACGGTGACCTTCCACCCGGAGCTGGGCTTCAAGTGCAAGAGCCTCTTCGTCTACAAGAACATGATGCTCTACGCGAACCTGGAGATGGGCGGCGAGCTGCTCCCGGTCGACATGATTAACAGCCAGATCGCCTCGCCGCTCCAAGCTGGGGACACCGGCACCGGACTCTCCGAGCAGTTCCGCGTCCACGACGGCGTCGATCCCATCCTCAACATGGAGGACATGGGCGACTCGCTGGTCTTCTACAGCGAGCGCCACGTGACGCTCTGCCAGTTCGTCGGCGACCCGTTCGTCTTCATCTTCCGAGAGGCCGGCGAGGGCGTCGGCCCGATCAGCGGGCGGCTGATCGCCGACTTCGGCGACTACCATGAGTTCATCGGGAGCGACTCACAGTACCTCTTCGATGGCGTCACCCTCGCGCGCGTCAATCAGCAGGTCTGGCGCGAGGTGCTCCGGCAGAGGGACGGAGCCCGTGAGGAGCTGGGCTTCTGCCACTTCGACGAAGAGAACGGGGAGCTGATCTGGGCCATCCCTCTAACCAGCGACGCCAACGTCGGCGTCGAGGGCGAGGGGCCCGAGGAGGCCTTCGTCGAACATTACCTGGAGGAGGTCGGCCAGAACACCCCGACGCCGTTCAGCCGGCGCCGCATGCCGTTCATCGTGGGCGGCTACGGGACCACGCTGGCGGCCCTGACCTGGGACGAGCTGACCGAGACCTGGGACCAGATGGTCATGCGCTGGAACGACAGCCAAATCTTCGCCTCGGCGCCGCTGAACCTGATGGGCTCGGACGACGGCTTCCTCTATAAGATTAATACGATCAACACGGGCGCAGGGGCGCTCCTGCCCAGCTTCGTGAAGTTCGGCCGGAGGCCCACGTTCGACGGGCGCATGAGGGGCCTGCTGACCCGCGTCTACCCCTTCGCTGAGCAGCTGAACGAGGACCTGGACGTGACGGTCTACATGATGGACCACGCCTCTGGGCCCGCGACGATCACGGACACCCAGGTGTTCGAGACCGAGCTGCCAGAGGGCCAGCACTTCACGACCCATTATCGGCGCGGCCGCTTCTTTGAAACTGAGTTCGGGACGGACGGCGAGGCCTGGAGCCTCTCGGGCTACGATGTGGACATCCGGGCGGGAGGCACGAGATGAGCTGGGAACTAGCACGGACTAAGGTCGCGGTTGGGCGCCGTCTGGGCGCCTCGCCACAGGCGAGGGCGCGCCAGATCGACTACAACAGCCAGCAGGTCTGGGTCGGCATCTGCCGAGATTGCAAGGCCACCGTCAAGGGGACCCCGGCGCAGCTGAAGAAGCACGTCTGCCTGGAGGTCCACGATGGCCGCTAAGGTCCCGATCAGCCCCGGCATGCCGAGGGGGCAGGCGCAGGACATCGCGCGGGCCCTCGACGCGGCGAACCTCGCCGGCCTGCGCACGGCGACCGAGCACGCCACCCGGCTGAACAACAGCTTCCCGATGGATGGCACGGAGCGCATGGAGGCGCCGCTGCCACTCCAGCGGCTGGCCACTGACGAGCTGCCCCCTGCGTCCGAGCACGAGGGCGAGATGGCCTATGACACCACGCTCCAGCGCGTGGTGCAGAGCGATGGGACCACCTGGGAGCCGATCCCCACGCCGGGCGAGATCGCGGACGCCGCCTTTGAGTCGGTCCAGGAGAGCCTGGACGACACGGACACCATCGAGTTCGTCGTGGTTGAGGAGCCGCCGAACATCACGGCGAACCTGAAGGATGGCGCCGTCCAGGCGATCCACCTCGGCGCGAACTCAGTGGGGCCCGCGGCGCTAGCGCCCTCGGGCGTGACGCCCGGCGAGTACGCGGCCCCCGACCTCTCCATCGATGAGGATGGGCGGATCACCGGCGCCATCGGTGGGACGCCGTCGCCCTTCGTCAAGCTGGGCGGCGCCACCATCACCACGGGCGTCGCCTTCATCGACGTGATCTTCAACGCGCAGATCGTGGCGACCCCGTTCAAGTTCATCGACATCTACCTCGGCGGCATCGTGGGCGACACCGAGGATCAGCAGTTCAACGTGCAGTTCTCGAATGACGCCGGGGCCACCTATTTCACGACGAACTACAAGTACGTGAGCCTGAATACGGCCGACGACGGCACCGCGTTCAACCACTTCAACACCGGCACGGCGAGCGCAGGTATCATGACCGCTGCGACGGCCACGGCCCAGGTCGGCTTCGAAAGCCGTGAGGGTTGGCACGGCGTCATCCGCCTGATGCGCTGGCAGGAGAACGTGAACCCGAGGGTCAGCTGGGACGCCTGCTACCACGCGGCGAACGCCGGCCAAGCCCTGATTAACGCCCGCGGTAACGCGAGCAGGAACTCCTCAACCCCGATTAACGCGCTGCGCTTCTTCTTCACCACGGGCCTTGTCGTCCTCGGCGACTGGGCCGCCTTTGGACTTCGCTGATGTTCGCTAGCACGCCATACCGGGTCCCGCAGACCCCCAATATCATCCTGATGGAGGATCGGGAGGACGGCACGCTATGGCAGCTCACGCACCGGCGCTCCGACGACAGGTTCGCCATCCGGGACGACGAGGTTCCGCGCTTCCTCCTCGGCTGGGTCTCACGCTTCGGCCCGAGTGACGGCCCTTACGTGCGGGCCGCTGGGCGTGCGCTCCGGCTCCTGGTGAGGGGCGGCCGGCTGGGCTACGAGGTGGCGCCGATGCACAGTTCTTCCCGAGTACTGACCCGGCGCGGGCTGGAGAAGACCTATTACTTGGAGGTTACTGACGGGAACTGGGCAGTTGACGGAGACACCTTGGGGTGGCAAGTTGCGGCTGGGGAGCCCTCGCTATGACCGAGCACCTGTTTGCAAGACTGACCGACGTTACCGACCTTGAGGCCGCGCTTGAGGCGGCCCTAGCTGCGCACCTTGCCGACAGCACGGGCGCACACGCGGCTTCGGCGATCAGCTTCAGCCCGCCCGAGACCATGTCGGCTACCGACGTGCAGGCCGCGATTGAGGAGATCAGGGCCGACCAGCGCACCCTGCTGGACGCCGACCTCGACCTCTATCTGAGCCCAACGGGCGATGACATCCTGGGCGACGGCTCCATCGGCAATCCCTGGCGCCAGCCGCAGCGCGTCGTCGATTACCTTGAGGAGGACGTGGACATTGGCGGCTTCCGCGTCGACGTTCACTTCG